ATAAATATATCTATCTAAGCAATGTTGTTCCTAGAAATACTTGTGAAGACTTAACTAATTATATGTTTAGTCTCTATGATCAAGGCAAGCTCACAAAAGATGAGCAATGTCCTATGTCAGATAGTGTTTATGGAGATCCTATTTTAGATAATTTATTAAAATCTTTAGCAGAGCCATTATCTGCTCAACTAGGAGTTAAATTACTTCCTACATATACCTATGCACGTATCTATCGACCAGGAGAAACACTTGTTCGTCATATAGATCGTGAAGCTTGTGAAATTTCTGGTACTATGACTTTAGGGTTTGATCCTGGGTCAGGTATTTGGCCTATATTCTTTACAGGGCAGCAGGATGATATTGTTGGTAATTCTGTAGAGATTAATGTAGGTGACCTTGTTATGTATCATGGTAATGAGCTATGGCATTGGCGACCTGCTTATAAAGGTAAGTGGCAAGTACAAGTATTCTTTCACTATGTAGATGCTAATGGGCCTCATGCCTCTTGGGCAAATGATAAACGTGAAGCTTTAGGAATAGATAGACCAGTTATAAAAGAAGAGCCTAAGCCTCAACCTCTTGTGCTATCTAACCCTATTAAAAATGAAGAAAATGGTGTAGCCTTAAAGTCTAAAATTATTTCCGATGGTTTAATAATTAAAACTTGTGATGATGTGTTTCCAGGAGCTGTTAGCTATTATTCTGCATTTAATCAGCCTTACTGTTTTACAGTGGCAGAGTGTGAAGCTGTTTGCGCGCTAGCAAATAAACTTTATCCTATTAAGTCTACTGTAGGTGATGGAGATAATAGTAAATATGATCCATCAGTTAGAGCTGTAGATACCTATAACATTGAATACTCTGATGAAACAGCTTGGATATTTAAGAAGATTGCAGCGGCGGTCGGTAAGGCTAATGCTGAGTATTATAAATATGATTTATACGGTATTACTCACGCACTTCAACTACTTCACTATAAAGATGTAGAGCATGGTCATTATGATTGGCATGTTGATTGTGGTAATGGAACCAGCGCAACTCGTAAAATTTCTGTTTCAGTTCCTCTTACCCATCGTTCTAAGTATGACGGTGGGGATCTACTAATTAATAATAATGGTAATGTAATTAACACTGTTAATGAACAAGGATCCATTAATATGTTTCCTAGCTACTTATTACATCAAGTAACTCCTGTTACTCGGGGAGAGCGTTGGGTTATTGTTATTTGGATTAATGGTCCTAGGTTTAAATAATGAATGTTTATGAAAAGTTATTTTTTATAAAGCAGTTTACAGATAGCGTAGGAGAGATATATGGAACAGAAGACTTTTCTGTATATCTCTACTCTCTTATAAAAATGCGCAAGCCTAAACGTGTAGTAGAACTTGGTACAGGTTTAGGTTCTGTAATGTTATGGAGTGCTTTAGCCTTAGAAGAAAATAAAGGTGGTCGATTCTACACAGTAGACAACGGTTCTGAATGGAGCCGCTTAAAACAGGCAAGACCTCGCATGGGGCCTTTGTTTCGTGAGCAATATGTAGAATATATTAATAATTTGATTGACAATTTTGAGTTTAATGGTTATATTAGTTTTATAAATCGTAATATTTCTATTAATGAGTTGCCAGACGATATAGACATTTTATTTTCAGATTTTGCGCATGGTCCTAAAGATATTATGTCAATGCTTATTGATGTATTACCTAAACTCTCAGATACCTCAATCTTGATGTTTGATTCTGCTTCTACTTACTACTCATCTTACCTAACACTGAATGAACTAGTTAAGATGTTAAATAGCGGTCATCTTCCTGTTAGCCTATCTACCTCTTCTGAGCTAATAAACAAAATTCGTAGATGTAGTTTTGAAATTAGGCATGTTGTAGAAGCTAAAGATCGTGCCCAAAATAGTACTGCGTGTATTTATATACAGCCTAAAGATATTTTTCCGTATCCATTAAGCCATATGAGGTTTTAAATGTTAAAGGTTATTGACAATTTTATTAGTGACCGCTATTCTAGTTATATATTTGATAAATGTGCGGCACTAAAGTGGACTTTTGTACCAGATATTTCTTTAGGTAGTACAGCTCAGAGAAGTGTTCCTGGTTTTTCATATAATTTTTATCTTCATAGCGATTTTAATAATAACGAACCTAAAACTATTGAAACACCCGAATATAGCTTTATAGCTCCAATGCTAATGGAAGCTTTAGATAAATTTGGATTACCTTCAGCAGCTTTTGATTCTTTATTTCGCAGTAGAGCTAGATTAACTCTTGCAAATGATAGACTTAGCGAAGAAGAAAAAATAGATAATCCTCATATAGATTATAAAATTCCTCATTTAGTTCTACTTTACTATGTAAATTCAACGGATGGGGATACAGTTATGATTGAGGCTAATACGGTACGAGACAGAATTCCACCTAGACGAGGTAGATGTATATTATTTGATGGTTCTATACTTCATGCTTCTTCTACTCCTGCTCTAGGTCCTCGTATAGTTATAAATAATAATATAAAACTTTCTTAAAGGAGAAAATTATGGCAGTCGTAGAATATATGTTTAACATTGACGATAAAGGAAAACGTTTTATTCCTGGTTTCATAGATAATAGAGGTCATTGGTATGACCCTACTACAGAAACTTATGTAGGTTGGATTAAAGATTCTAGGGATTTTTATGTTCCTGACTCTATTACAGTACTAAGTAAAGAAGATTTAGTACAGCGTCAACTTACTATTCATGCAGGTAATCCTATGATGAATATGGGAAATCCTGAAAGCGAACCAACTGCAATGACTGATGAAGAAGTTAGAACAATGGTTGAGGCTTGGTACGATTCTTTTGTAGCGGAGAATTCTTAATGGAAATTATTCTTGCTAAGAAATTAGAAGAATTATCAATGAATGAGCTTATGGATGTATTACGAAAATTACTCATGCAGGATAGAGAAGCTTTTAATACCTTAAAAGAATTAGTAGACGATATAACATAAAGGATTTTTTATGACAGACGAAACACAACAAACAACTGGCTTAACAATTTTTGAAGAATTGAAACAAGATTTAACAGTTAAAGACGGGTCAGAGTTTACAGTTCCTCTATCCACTATTTTTGGTAAAGGTACGGTTGCAAAAACAGAATCTTTTGGAGGTTTAAGCTTAGCTGAAAACGCCCAAAAAGTAGATTTAGCTATTGCTAATACTAAAGATTTGCAAAATATTTGGAACCGTAGTCATACTCAGTGGATGTGGAAACACTTAAACCTTTCTTACTTAGATCCTCATAAGAATATGCGTCAAATTGCTGCAGAAGTAGCTAGAAAACGTCAAGCTCTTAACGAGGCTAAGTGGAATCAAATTAAGACAGAAGTTAAAATTAAAAAAATTGAAGAACAACTCGCTGCTCCTGAAAACTTAGATTATTGGGCAGAAGTTGATCTTAATATTAAGCTTGCTGAGCATAGAGAAAAACTTGCTGAAGGAATGAGCTATGTTGAAGGAGCTATGAAAGATATCCTAGCTTTAAATGAGCTATTTGAACAATTAAAAAGAAAAACTGATACATTTAATGAACTAGATATTGAAAAAGAAGAATCTAAGGTTCATATTAAACGTAGTATTGTTCAGTGTATTAGAGATGTTCGTCAATCTGGATTTATTTCCAAAGGGGAGCAAGAATACTTAGAGCAAATAGGTGTTAATCCCTCTAAAATGATGATGAAAATCAAAGAGTATGTACAACAAGAAGCTAGACAAGAATCTTGGGATGTTGCTATTTTGCACGAATTTGTAGAAAAAGCAGCTAGTGAATTAATAGATAATTTTAAAGTTGATCAGGTTAGAATGACTTTAATGGGATTTGATTCTAATCCAGTAGAAGATATTATTTATCAAAAAGATATTATTCCTACAAGAGAATAAGTTTAGCTCGTAAATGCGAGAATTTATATGGCAACAAACAATTTTAAACTTATAGCCTCATCGACTATAAGCGGTACTAATGATTCTTTAATAAATACTGCAGCAGCAGCAACTACGTTAGTTATACATTCCGTATATTTAACTAATGTAGGAGCTGCTGCTTCTTATGCAAACGTAAAAGTAGAAGATTCTAGTGAAGCAGTGACTACTCATATAGCCTATAATACAGAAATTCCTTCAGGAGAAACTCTCATACTAGATAAGCCTTTAAATTTAGAAGCAGGCGATAAACTTTATGTTAGAGGTAATAACTTACAAGTTACTGTGAGTGCTTTGGAGATTAGTTAATGTATCTTAATCGTTTAGTCAATAGCATAACTGTAATACCTGAAATAGATAATTTATCTGATAATGTAAACCGTCTATATAATATAGGTGGTACTCTTTATTTTAACGGTTCTGAAATTGGTACTGGTGCTGGTGCTGCTGCTAATGATTGGGTAAATGCTAATGACTATGCTACTTATAACACTGTTACTGCTAACATTTTTAATACGTGGAAAACTGTTAATACCTCTATTGATGTAGTACAAAGTAATTTAAGTAGTGAAGTAAGTACTTTAACTGCTAATGACTATAATAGTTACACTACGCTAAAGTCTCTTATAGATACTATACAAGATAATGTCGGATCTAGTATATCTTCTGATAGTATATTACCAAATAGTGATAATACTGGCTATGTAGGCAATGTTTCTTTAGCATGGGGAGAAGGTTGGTTTTACGATCTACATGTCTCTAATCATGCTACTATAGCTAGTCAACTCACCGTTGAAGGTAATTTGATAGTTACAGGTAATGTAGTAACTGTAAATGCTACTGAATTATCTATTGAAGATAATATGATTTATCTAAATGCTAATAGCACGATAACTAATCCAGATTTAGGATTTGCTGGAAATTATAATGATGGTAGTTATGCTCATGCTGGTTTTTTTAGGGATGCCACAGATGGATATTGGAAAGTGTTCGAGGGGTATACCCCCGAACCAGATGCTTCTCCTTATATAAATACAGCACATGAAAGTTTTACCCTATCGGTATTTCAAGCAAGAGAATTTAGAGGTAATTTAGTAGCCTCTATTGCTAGTGTGAATTCCGTAAATATTTTAGCTAACGACTATAATACTTATACTACTTTAGCGTCTAATGATGGGGCAACATTATTAACTGCTCGTTCTAATGACTATAATACCTATACCACTTTATCTTCTAATGACGGGGCAACACTATTAACTGCTCGTTCTAATGACTATGGTACTTATGTTACTCTAACTGCTAATGATTTTAGTACTTACTCTACTCTAAATAGTAGAATCAATTTAGTACAATCTAACTTAGATTCTTTTTCAGGAGGAGGCGTTTGGACAGAAGATACCGGTCGTGCTTATTACGTAGGTAAAGTAGTAGTTAATTCATCTTCTGCCCAAACAGAACAATTTTATGTTAACGGTAATGCAAAAGTATCAAGCGATTTTGAAGTTGGTGGGACTTTAACAGAGTCATCATCCGTAACTTTAAAAGAAAATATAATACCTTTAGAAGAACAATTAAATAAAATTTTAATGCTACGACCTGTAGAGTACGACAAAATAGGAACTAAGAGTCATGAATATGGATTAATTGCTGAAGAAGTAGCTAATGTAATACCTCAAGTTGTTAGTGAAGGTAGTACTTCTATTCAATATACTAGACTTATTCCTCTTCTTATTAAAGCAATTCAGGAATTAACAGATAGAATCAATATACTAGAAAGTAAATAATGTCTTATTTTAAAGTACCCGTAGATAAGTTAGCATCTCGCCTTCCTGCTAAATTTGGATTTACAGAGTTTAATCCTAGTCAAATAGCAATGTTAGAAGGATTAGAAGATCATAGATTTTGGGTACATATATCAGCTCGCCGTACAGGTAAATCTAGTGCTGCTTCTGTGTTAGCATTAGCAAAGCTGCTAGAGCCTAATCAACAAGTTGTAGTTGTAGCCCCTAATTATAACCTTTCTTCAATTATTTGGGACTATACTACAGAACTCATTCAGGCTTTTGGTATTGAAACTAAACGTCTTAACTTAAAAGATCGTGTTGTTCGTCTTGTTAATGATAGTACTTTTAGACTTTTATCAGCCAATAACAGAGAAAGCTTAGTTGGACGTGCAGCTCATCTACTAATCGTAGACGAAGCTGCTATTATTCCTGATGATGAGTATTTTACTAGAGACTTAAGACCAGCACTTTCTACATATGAAGGTTCTAGAGCACTTTTTATTTCAACTCCTCGTGGTAAACAAAATTATCTTTATAACTATTATACTCGTGGGGCAGATGAAAATTATCCTGATTGGGGTTCAGGTCTTTATCCGTGGCATGTCAATCCTGCACTAAAAGAAGCTGATATTGAAGAAGCAAAACGTACTTTACCTCCTACTATTTTTCAACAAGAATATTATTGCGATTGGGTAAGTTTCGAAGGTCAAATATATAAAGTAGATGATACAGTTCATCTAATAGATACTAAAAAATATATTGAACCGGGAGATGACCGTTATACTTTTATAGGAGGCCTTGATATGGGCTTTAGAGATGACACTGCTTTTGTTGTCGTCGCAACAGACGGTACTAACTTTTTTGTGGTAGATGAGTATGTAGCAGCAGAAGGCACTACTTCTTCTCACGCAGAAATTATAAAAGAAATGACGGAACATTGGGACATAGAAAATATTTACATAGATTCTGCTGCAGCACAAACAAAAGCTGATTTAGCCTATGATTACGATATATTTTGTGAAAACGCTGTAAAGTCTGTTAATGACGGAATAAGTTTTCTACAAGTACTCATAGAAAATGAGAACTTATTATTTGATATTGAAAATTCAGAACGCACCTACGCTAGTGTGAGCGGATACCGATGGAATACTAAAGGTGAAAAAGCTAAACCATTACACGATTGGACATCTCACTGTTGTGATGCTTTACGCTACGCTATTTATTCCTATACGAAAGCATCTGCCGTAGGAATATATGCTTAAAACTAAATAAGTATATAAAAAAGAAAAGATAGAAAATAAATTTTTGACTGCAACCAAAAATAGATTTATAATTGAGAAAATGTCAGATTTAAAAAGACTGCCGGTAAAATATGTACGTGACTTTATTAAAAAAGATTATGTCTATGATACCAAGTGTTATATCTGCGGTTCAGAGAACTTATTAGAGCTGCATCATTTGTATAGCATCTCAGAACTTTGGAACGAATGGTTAGATAAGTATAAAATTAACTCAGATAAGTTAACAATAGATACTGTTACTGCATTACGAGTTACTTTTTACGAAGAGCATAAACACTTATTAGGTCCTAGCAACTTGTATACTTTATGCAAAATGCATCACTTAAGGTTACATAGTATTTATGGGGCACGTTATTCTAATTGGAGATCTGAAAAAGTCAAAGCTTGGTTAGAGAGTCAAAAAGACAAATTTGGAGAATAGAATGGCAGGTCCTATTAGTTGGATAAGAGAAAAATTAAATCCTATTCAGCCTTACCTACAAAGTCAAGAGCCTTTAATACAACCAGAAAGTAACGTTGATTTTAGAGCAGCCTATGACCAAGTAGAAATTATTCATCGTTGTGTAGAGATGATAATTAATGCTGTAGCAGGAATACCTTTTGCAGTTGAGCCAGGCCCTCAAGGAGGTCCAGTTAAGAAGCTTTCTAAGTTACTTAATACTAGACCAAACCCATTTGAAGATAGAACAAGATTTTTTAGACGTGCAGCTTTAGATTTTATTTTAGATGGTAATGTATTTTTCTATTATGACGGAGTAGACTTATATCTTCTACCTGCTAACGATGTAGAAATCGAAACTGATGCTAAACGTTTTGTTAAAGGTTATACTTATCTAATTGGTGGAGCAGGTTCAAGCTACGATTCAGGTTTTGAACCTTTTATTGGTTCTAGCTCTGGTAGAAATAGATCTCCTTCTGGAGGCATTAAAGAGTCAACTAAAATATATTTTGATGCATCAGAAGTAATTCATGTTAAAGATGATAGTGACGAAAGTATATTTAGAGGTAGAAGCAGGCTTCGTAGCTTAACAGACTTAATAAACCTTTATTATGCACTACTCAAGTTTCAACGTCAGTTTTTTAAAAATAATGCTATTCCAGGTGTTGTGTTAACGACTGAAACAGTCTTAAGTGCAAAAGTAAAAGATAGACTTCTACAAAGTTGGAGAAATTCTTATACTACTATTTTTGATGGTGCAAGAAATCCTGCTATTTTAGATGGTGGTTTAAAGATTGATAAGTTTAGTGATGTTAATTTCCAAAACTTAGACTTTGAAAATAGTGTAGAGCGTTTACAACAAGATATGGCAAAAGCTCTTGGTGTTCCATATACGTTACTAAAAAGCGGTAACAATGCGAATATATCCTCTAATCAGGTACTATTCTATGAGCATACAATTATCCCTATTGTTTTACAATTTACAAGCGCTTTTGAGCATTTCTTTAATTCGGCACGAGTAAGACCTGAACTAATATATGTCCCAGCCTTACAACCAGACTTAAAATCTCAGGCTCAATACTATTCTTCTTTAGTTAACGCAGGTATCATTACTCCTGATGAAGCTAGAGTTAAACTAAACTTCCCTGCCTTAGGGCAAGATGTTACCTCAAAAATTCGCGTACCTCAAAATATAGCTGGTAGTGCTGTAAATCCAGAGTTGGGTGGGAGACCTACTAAAACTGATAGCAATGAGGAAACGCCACAAACGGAGTTAAATAATGACTGATAAAAAATTTTATATCCATAGTGATAATATTGAAATAAAAGCATCAGAATCTAAAAAATCTTTTAAGATTGCTGGATATGCAAATACAGCATCTAAAGATAGAACAGGAGATGTTGTTACCCCTGAAGCGTGGGCTAAGGGGATTGAGAATTACAGAAAAAATCCAGTACTTCTTTATCAACATGATCACTCTAAGCCAATCGGTAAAGCTGATGCTATTAGAGTAGATAAAAAAGGAATCTTTGTTGAAGGCTCTGTATCTGATGCAGCAGAAAAACTTCATGGTGTTCAAACACTAATTAAAGACGGAGCACTAAAAAGTTTTAGTGTAGGGTTCAGAGTAAAAGATGCAGACTATGATAGAAATTCAGACACTTTCTATATTAAAGATCTAGAACTTTTAGAAATTAGCGTAGTAAGTGTTCCTGCTAATCAAGAATCTCTATTCAGCATCAAAAAAAGCTTTGAAAACGATGAAAGCTATGAAGAATTCAAAAAACAATTCATTGCAGAAGACGCTACTAAAGAAGATATTATTGAACTTTCAATAGAAGATACTCAATTAGATAATACAGAGACTACTATCGAGTCTAATGTTATCGATTTAAGCGATGCTGAAACCATTACTATAGATGTAAAGTCTGTAACAACAGAGAAAGAAGTAGAAGAGGATTTAGAAATTGACGATGATCCAACTAAGCCTATTCCTTTCTATAATATGTTAAGCGCAGAGACATCAGAGCTTCAGAATGGCACTTTTGTACGTCTTAAGGGCAATCGTTATAAAATTAAAAAAATTGCGACAGCCGAATCCCCATATTTCATATTTAAAGAGGTTGACATTAATGGGGTTTCGAGCGATAATGTTATCAAGATTAAAGCTGAAACTTTATCAGTAATTAATTCTTGGGACTTGAATACTAAATTTGATATTTCTTTAATCGAGCATGATGAAACTAAATCTTTAACTGATAAAGATAGAAAAGAAATAAAAGAAACTTTTAATAATCTTGTAAAAGCTTCTGAATTAGATTTATTTACTTTAAAGAATAAGACTACTCAAGGTGCGCAACAGCAAACTCTGAATAGCCTAATGAACTTAAAGAGCATGAATTCAGATTCTTGGAGTGATACTCATTACTCTCTTGCACAAAGATTTGTTAAAACTATTAACGCACTTATCGACCTTCCAGAAGAAGAAGATAGAAATTTTGCATTAAAAATAAACGGTTATATGACCGAAAATAAGGAGAATAAAGAGATGGCAGAACAGGACATTGGTGATACCATCACTGTTAACACAGGTGCTACAGCTCCAGCAGTTGAGGAGAAAAAAGTTTCTACTCACGTTTCTGAGCCAAGAGTAGCAGAACTAGTCGAAAAGACTGGTCAAAAAATCATGGAGCAGTCTGAAGAAAAAGTCAAGGCTGGTAATGAAGACCATGAAAATTCTCGTCTAGCAGAAGAGCTAGCCGAATTAAGAGGGCAAATGAAAGCTTATCGTGAGCAAATTGATGCATTCACAACAAGCAAAATGCACTATCAGGAGAATACTCGTAGACAATCTCAGTTCTCTCAAAAGGACTTGTCTAATGCTTATTTCCTTGCTAAAGCCCTACGCAAAGCTCCAATCGACACTAAGTACGGTTATCGTATGAAAGATGTCGTAGCTGGTGGTAGCGTTGAAGCGTTTGAAAACGCATTCAGCACTAACGTATACGAAGAAATGAGACAGCAATTAGTTGTTGCACCTCTATTCAATCGTATCGCTGTAAATGCAAAAGCATTCTCAGTTCCAGTTGCAAGTGAGGATACTGATGATGCAATTGCTCAGTTCCAGAGTGGTACTTATACAACCGATACAAACAACTACGTGCCAACTTCTAATCAGCACGTTCTAAAGTCTGTTGAACTAACTCCACACAAGTTCATGGTTAAGACTCACATTGCTAAGGACGAAGAAGAAGATACTAT